CAGTTATTATCAGCTGAACAACAAGCTGCTCATCCGCAACAGATGATAGTACCGCCTCAAGCTATGGGTCAACAGCCTATGGGTCAATCATCGGCACAAAACGCCCCTGCTCCTCAAGCCGGCTTAGATCAAATTCCTGCACCTAATATGCAGTCTATGCGTGCTGGTGGTATTACAGGCGAAGAAGATATTCCTAGATATAACAGTGAAGATGGGGATCAAGTTACACAAGGTCCTTTTCAAAAAGCGGGATATAAACCATATAGTAAAGGCGTTCCGTTTCGAGATGAAGACCCATACACAGCGGAAGACGCTAGAAGAGATATATCTTCATTACCTAGTAGAATTGCAAAACCTTTTGTTAATTGGTATAACGAACGTCAAAATGCGCTTAATAAAACATTAAGTACTGCGGCAGCACAAAATTGGGGAGATAATGAAACTGCTGACCCAAGCAAAGCTTTAGCACCTAATACTTATGCGCCTCCTTTAATTACACAATCTTCTAATGCGGGTACATCCAACGCTGGATTAGACGCGGCTTTAAAAAATAAAGCACCTTCAACAGTACCTTTAACAGCACCTTTAACAGCACCAGTTACAAACCCAAATGCTAAGTTGCCTCCGGGGTCTATGCCGCCAGCAGATGTTATGGATCAAATGCGTAATGATGATATGTATAACAGCATTAACAGTACCATAAGTGATTTGCAGAATAAACATAGTAAATTCCAAGATATGTTAGATGAACACGCTAAAGCAGAACCTGAGCGTAAAAAAGAAATTGAAGATGTTAGAAATCAAGGCATTGGTCAGTACATGATGAACATGGGTGCTGCGCTATTGGCTAATCCGCAGTTTGGTAAAGCTGTTCAAGAAGGTAACACATCAGGGTTAGCCGCGCTTAACTTAAGCCGTAAAGAAGCTAAAGAATTGCAAAAAGATTATCGTGACTATAACTTTAATTTACAAAAAGCTGCGGTTGCAGAAGAACAAGGCAATCAAGAACTTGTAGAAAAGTATCAAGGTTTGACTCAAAAATTCCAAAATGATATTGGCACGCTTGCAGTACAAAAGCGTTTGGCAGCTGTTCAAGAATTAGAAGCACCTGCTAAAGTTGATTTATATAGGGCACAAGCTTATAACCAACGTGCTATGCCGCAGGTATTTGCAAACAGTTCAAAAATAGATGCGGCGCATGAAAACCTAGCTTTAACGCAAGCAACTAAACAATTAGAAGATGCGCTTAAAGACCCAAGAATGAAAAGAGATTTATTAACCCCTGATGCGCAAACTGAATTTTTAGATAAAGCTTATAAAAATAATTTAAATAGGCTTAAAAATAGCAGCGGGTTTAATATAGATAATGACGCTATTATTGCTGAACTAGCTAAACGTCAAAAATAAAAGTAAAATAGTACGTAGTATTTTATATAAATAGGGATCCTGATATGGACTTGAGTAATCTTTCAACAGAAGACTTGATTGCGCTGCGAGATAAGAACTACTCTAAGGTTTCTACAAAAGGACTTAACTATTTAAAAGAAAATTATACGCCTACACAAACAAAAAAAGAACCGCTTGAAAGCCCAGACACAGGGTTTACTGGTGCTTTTAAATCAGGGCTTGAAGGTTTAAAAGGTGATATTGCTACCTTAGCCGGTAGAACTGGTTTAATGGATACTGCTGAAGCTGAGAAATACGCTAAAGCGCAAGAAGAAAAACAAAAACAGGTTTTTGCCCCAACAACAAAAGGTTGGTTAGAGTCTCCATGGGAGAAGCTAAAAGAAACAGCTGGTAGTTCTATACCTTATATGGCAGCGCCTATTGTGGCTGGTTTTGGTGCTGAGGCTGCTGGATTGGGGGCTTTGGGGGCAGGCGCAGCTGCGGCTGTACCTTCGTTCTTACAATTTACTGGCGCTAACTTAGGCACTCAAATGAAAGGCGCACCGGAAGAAGGTGTTGCTGGTAAAGACTTAAAAGAAACTAGTTTATTTAATGCCGCTGTTGCAGCTGTACCACAAACAGCTTTAGATATTGTTGGTCTTAAATACGTTCCCGGCGTACAAAAAATATTTAAATCTGTTGGTAAAGAAATTAGCGAAAAAACCGCTAAGGAAATGGTTGAACAAGGTATACGCAAAACAGCAGGACAGTATATTGCTGGCGGTGTTAAAGTTGCGGGCATAGAAGGCGCTACAGAAGCAGGACAAGATTGGTTTGATCGTTTACAAGCAGGGTTAAGTTTAACAAGCCCACAAGCAAGAGAGCAGTACCTAGATAGTTTTGTTGGCGGAGCTGCTTTAGGCGGTGTATTTTCGCCTTTTAATGTGACAGGTAAACGAGCTGAAGCTAGAGATGTAATACAAAAAGCTGAAGATAAAAGAACAGAAGAAGCATTTAAAAAGCAACAAGAAGAACAAGCGCTTAAAGACAAAGAACGTCAAACTCCTGAATACCACAACACGTTAATAAGCGAAAGTAATGAACTTGAGTTGCAGATCGCTAGTTTAAAAGATTTAGCAAAAGATAAAGATTTAGATAAAGCTACAAAAAAAGAAACTAACGCTAAGATTAAACAATTAGAAAACCAACTTAATGATAAAGTTATTGAGTTGCGTGAACTTGCGCCTGAACGTGTTAAAGAGATACCAACTGCTAAACTTACGTTAGATGAATTACAACAACGTAAAGCTGAAAAACTTCAAGAAGAAGAAAATAAAAAGCAACAAGAGTTTGAAGAAGAGCAACAAAAAACAGGACAATTATTTGGCAAACCGCCAAAAGCAGGTTTAGCACCAGTATCAACTTTAACTGCTGCGGAAGAAACACAACAACGCACAGCTTTAGAAAAATCTTTACCTGAAGATCAAAAATTTTTAACTGAAATAGAAAATAAGTTAAACGAAGCTATTAAAACAGGCGATACCAAAACATATACGCAGTTGTCAAAACAACATGAAGAATTAACTAATAAAATTGCGGATGATGAAAAAGCGCTTAAAAGATTGGGTGGAACGCCTAACACAGCTGATAAAACAAAAGCTGATTTAGAAAAACAACTTAAAAGATTACAAACCGAGTTTTCTAAGTATGATATAGAAAGCGGTGCTTATGACAAGAAAAAACTTGATAGTATTGTTAAGCGTATAGAAGAGACGCAAAGTAACTTAAAAGCTTTTGAAAAGATGCCGACTGAACAAACGTCTTTGTTTGAAGGTGAGAAAGAATTAACCTACCCTGAATACGAAAAACGTGTTGCAGAAGAAAAAGCACAAAAAGAGCCAATCAATGAAGAGCTTCTTAAACAAGAAGAAGCACAAAACGAAATTGAAGAGTCTAAAGGTATTGCAGATTCTTACTTTAAAAAACCAACATTAAAAGAACTTAAAGATAAGCTTGATGCTCTTAAAAAAGAAAAAGCGACTTTAGAAAAAATGGGTGCCAATATTCCTTGGTACGCTAAAGATAGACCCGATGAATTGCTTGGAGAAATTGCTGAAGCTGAAGATAGATATAAGCATGAGTATGCCAAACAAGTTACTGGCGAAAAAGTAACACCTGAAAAATACTTAGAACGTAAACAACAAGAATCTCTCGATGCTTTACAAACGCATTTGGATACGTTAGAAGAAAACCCTGATGATGCTAAGGCAGAACAAAAAGCTAACGCAGCGGGTAGAAACTATATACTTCACGCTATCGAAGAGATTGATGCAATACGTAAAAAGAATGGGCAGCAGGTATTAAATGATGGCGAAGTGCTAATTTTAGTTCAAGAACTTCGTGACAAAATAAACAATGTTATTAAAAATAAAGATGCTGCGGCATTAGAATATGCTGAACTGCCTACTAAAGTTAATTTAAAAGGCGCTGGTGTTGGTGAAGAAGCTACTAAAGTAGGTAAGCTAAAAGGGGAGTTTAGATCTAAGTACCGCAAAGAAAATAAGCTTGAAAACTTAAGCCCTCTTGAAAAAGAACTGCAAAATATTAAAAACAAATATGGCGTTGCTGAAGAAGAATTTGCTTTAAAGATACAGGATGGCAGACCAAAAAAAGAAGAAGCGCCTACAGATGTTTCTAAAGTTAGAAAAACAGGATCTTACCCAACAGTTGATACAACGACTAACGCAATAATAGAAACTCCTGTATATGAAGTTTCAGAACCCAGCGCTTTAACACCTCGTGAAAAAGAAGCTGGTAAAAAAGTTGATGTGTCTAACATAGGCAATATTAATCAAGGGGATTTGTTTTCTGATAAAGCTTTATCTGAATTTCAAACAGCTACAGTTCGTGCAACGCCTAAAAATTTTATGCGTTTAGTAGCAATTCAGTCTCAAAAATTTAAGTTTGCTAAACAAGAAATAGAAAAAAAATTACAAGAAATAAAAGATAGAGCAGAAGCAAACAAAAAGAAAAAAACAATAAACCGCGATCTTTTAGATGATCTTGCCGCGCAAAGATCTTTTATTGAAGACTTAATCAATGTTGACGAAAGTGTTAGCAATCTTAGAAATAATGCAGAACAGCTGTGGAATATGCGCAGTAAAGTTGTTGAATCTATTAAAGAAGTAGATAAACTTAAAAAAGAAATTAAAAAAACGCAAAAAGAAATAAACAATTTAGTAAAAGAACAGGCAGAAATACAGCCACAAAATCCTGAAGAAAAAATAAGCGGTAATGAGCGTGTTAAAGATCTTAGTAAACAGATAGAAGAAAAGCGTCTAAAAATAGAAACGCTTACTAAAAGTCAAAATAAAAAAGAAACGATAGACCTACGAAAAGTTTTAAAACATATAGATGCAACTGCCGATGAAAGACTTAAAGTAATAGATGCTTTGCACGAACGCGCAAACCAGTTAATAAATGCTAATGTTGAATTAGAAATAGGTATTCTTAACGGTCTTGAAGAAAAATATAAAAAAGCTGTAGCCGCTGGACAAGCTGATTCAGTAGAACTTAGTAAGAGTTTAGACGCAGAACGTGCTAAACAAGCAAAACTTAGCGCTGAAGTTTTAAATCTTTTAGAAGCCCAAGTAGGTGAAAAACGTAAAGCGGAACAACAACGGCTAGAAGCCCTAGAATCTTTGCCGGGGGTTAGAAGAACTGTTGTTGTAAACACGCAGTTAACTGTTGCTCAAGAAAGTTTAGTTGATACTAACAAAGAACTTAAAGCAAAAAAAGAACAACTTGAAAAGTTAACAGAAGGTACTACAGAGTACAACAAGGTTGCTAGAGAAATAGCTAAATTAAGAGCAGATAAAATAGCGCAGTTGTCTCCAATACAACAAAAGCTTACTCAAACACTAGAGCCGTTAACTAAAGAAGAACAAGCGGCTAAAGTAAAAAAAGAAACTATTGAAGGCGCTAAACAGATGCAAGCTGTTAGAAATCTTGCGCAAAAACAACTTACTGTTGAAGAAACAGAAGCATTAATTAAAAAATATAAAATACAAGCGGAGTTAAATACTTACAAAGCAAAAGAAGCAAAAACAAAAGCAGAAGCTAACAAATTTAACAATTTGGCAAAGAAACAAAATAATTCAGCTAAATATTTACAAAAAAAATTAGATGAAAAATTAGCAAACAAACGCCTTGAAGCGCAGGGATTTATTGATAAAAGTAAACCAACACCGCCTAAAATGAAAACAGGCGTTAAAGCGGCAAATAAAAAAGTTAAAAAAGTTTTTAAAGATGTTGAACAAGAAGCTAGGGATATTGGTGTATCTAGACAAGATTTTGAAGCGGTTGAATCAGGTTTATTTTTTGGTAAACCCAATATTCATTTTCGTATTGAGCCTGCACATGGCGGTGTAGGTATTAGTCAAGATGAAGCTAATAAAGTTATTAGCAAAATTAAAGTACCTAAAGGTTTAAATATAACGGTTCTTAGTAAGTTGTCAGGAAGTCTTAAAGATAGAATTGAAGAGTTAGGGTATAACCCTGATGAAGTACGTGGCGGTGTTTTGCCTGATGGCTCTGTATTTATTGTTGCAGAAAACCACGCTGACGTAAAAGATTTACAACGTACGATGGCGCACGAAATTACTGGTCACTTGGGTATTGAAACTACTATTGGTGAAGAAGGTATGAAAACTTTAGCCAATAAAGTTGAAAAACAAGAAGGCGGGATAATGGGTTTAGCTGATAAGTTAGAAGTTGGCGAAGATGCACAAGCTGCATACGCTGCTGCTAAACGTAATGGCAAAACAAATGAAGAAGCTAACTTGGCGGCAATGCGTGAATTGATTGCCCATACTGAAGAAGCTAGACCAGATAAAGGCTTTTTGGCTAAAGCTAATGAATTTATTAAAGCTATGGTAGGCGCTGTGCGTGCTGCATTAAGAAAAATGGGTGTTGATTTAGATATATCTACTAGCGACATTTACAAGATGTTAAGAGATGCACGTAAAGAGTTTAAAGAAATGGCACCCGGCGCTTATAAAAATGCAAATGGAGATATTTTATTTAACGTACATCCTACTTACAATAGTAAGTTTGCCGACGTAGCTAAAGAAACAGCGGCTATGGTTGCTATGCCAAAAGGTACATTAAGTAATTTACGTGCTAATAATGCAGGTCTTATTTTTAGAACTAAGTTTGTTGATCGTTTTGCGCCAGTAGAAAAAATTGTTGAAAAAATGAAAGACGCTTTAAAAGCCACGCAGCTTATGTATTTTTTACGTATGCACGATCAACGTATGACTTGGGTAGGTGAGATTACATCTAGAGGTCCTATTGATTTAGTAGAAAAAACACGTAAAGATGGCACTAAAGAAATGTTAATCGAGTCTCAAGAAGGCGCTAGCTTAAAGAAAATGGCAGAAGCTTTGCGTGGGGCTAATGTAGGAAACCATGAAGCGGCTGTTGAAATGTTTACTAAATACTTAGCAGCTATCCGCGCTAAAAATAAAGGCATTAACGCTTTGGATTTTAGTGGTAATGTTACACCTGAAATGTTAACAAATGTATTAAATGCGGTTAATTCTGATGCTAAAACTAAAGCTGCGTTTGAAAAAGCTGCGGATATTTACAATGAATATAACAAAGGTTTAATTAATTTTGCGGTTAAAACAGGGGCATTAAATAAAGATGCTGCCGCAAAAATGTTAGCTGAAAAAGATTACGTGCCTTTCTATCGTGTTGATAAAAATACTAATGAAGTATTTTTAGATATTAAAGGTGCGCCATCAGTAAAAATTGGTAACTTAAAAGATCAACCTTACTTACATGAATTAGTTGGTGGCGATAAGCCTATTATGGATGTGTTTACTAGTGCGTTACAGAACACTTCTATGCTTACAGATATGGCGTTACGTAACCTAGCTGCTCGCAATACGGCTTATGGTTTAAGTGAACTTGGTTATTTAAACGTAAAATCTGATAAAAAAAATGACAACGGTATTTACAAAGGTCCGGGTCCTGCTAGACCAACAGTTATTCATTTTAAACGAGACGGCGATTTATATTGGGCTGAAGTAAATTCTGAAAATGCAGGAATACCATCTGAATTATTAGTTAAAGGTTTAGAAGGCGTTAATACATCTCTACCTACTATTATTAAGACAATGAACATACCATCTAATTTCTTGCGTAAATGGGTTGTAAGAAATCCTGCGTATGCGGCTCGTCAAATTGTACGTGATTCTTTAAGCGCTTATATTTTAACGGGTGCTAATTCAACGCCTATTATGTCTTCACTAAAAGAAACAGGCAAAATGTTAACTGGTAGAAGTGAAACAGAAAAAGAATTACAACGTCGTGGTATTTTAGGTGGGCAAGTTTTAACAGGTACGTCTGAAGATCAACGTAAGATTATGGCGGATCTTGCCAAAGGTAAAGAAGGTTTTAATATAAACACGCTTATATCTAGTTTAGATAGTCTTGCAGTTAAAGGCGATGCGTCTACACGTGTTGCTTTATATAATGATTTTATTAGACAAGGGCTGTCTGACATGGAAGCAACTCTTGCAACGCTAGAATCTATGAACTTTAGTAAGCGTGGTACATCACCAAGTTTATTTATGGCTACACAAGTTATTCCTTTTATGAACGCACAGATTCAGGGTCTTGATGTACTATATAAAGCGTTTACAGGTAAGATGCCATTTGAGCAAAAGCTTCAAGTAAGAAAAAAATTAATGCAGCGTGGTTTAACTCTTGCCGCTACTAGTATGGCTTACGCTATGATGATGAGTGACGACGAGTCTTATTTAAATGCTACGGATGAAGAGCGCTTAAATAACTGGTTTATTAAAGTTCCGTTTTCTGATGAACCATTAAGAGTGCCTATTCCATTTGAAATTGGTTTAATATTTAAAGCCGTACCCGAAGCTTTAGTTAATGCTTCAAATAAAAATCTTGATTCCGCAGATACTAATAAGGCTTTACTTGTTCAATTTGCTAAACAGATACCCGGCGCTAGTTCATACGGATTACCGCAAGCATTTAAACCTGCATTAGAAGCTGCATTAAATTATTCATTCTATACAGATGCAGCTATTGATTCTCAGCGTTTGCAAGGATTTGATCCTGCTGAAAGATATGGCGACAGAACAACTGAGATAGCTAAACAAATTGGCAAAGTATTTAATATATCGCCTAATAGACTTGAGTATTTAATAAGAGGTTATACAGGTAGTTTGCCGTTAGCTATTGCATCACTTACTAACCCGATGTTTAAATCAAAAGAATTTGCAGAAGTTGAAGCGCCTTCTAGAAGATTATCAGAAACCCCTGTTGTTGGCGCTTTCTTCCAGCCTATTGATGGTCGACGCTTAATTGATAAAGCATATAAAGATATGGAAGATATTAGACGCACGGCAGAAACATACAAGAAGTATGAAGACGAAGGGCGTGTAAAAGAAGCCGATGCTCTATTAGATGCTAAAGCTGACATAATTGGTTTAGAGAGTGCGGCTGGTACATTCCGCAAACAAATGGGTGATTTAACTCAACAAGAGCGTGATGTGAGAAGCGATCCTAAGATGTCGCCACAAGAAAAACGTAGACGCTTGGATGAAATAAGACAAGATAAAATTGCTTTAGCTAAAGACCTTTCTGCTAGCGCACGCGGGTAAACCAAACGCCTAGCTTGCCGTCTTTTATACCAAACTCTGCCGTTGCTTTTACTTTGTTGTAGATAGCCGCTTTTAGCCCATCAAGTTTAACCTTTTCCAACTGAAGAGTTGGAACGAAAAAACCCCCTTTTACGGGGGTTGTAGACCACGGGTAATGCACTTTAATCATCTTTATTAAATATATCGTCTTCTAATGGGCGGCAGATATGCATAACATTAACTCGCATTTGAGGACCTCTAGTTTTACCTAGCATGTCTTTCTTTTTGTACATCACTTTGTAGTTAGGCAGTTTTTCAATTTCCTTTTTAAAGTCATCGTAGCCATAACTCATCGTTACACAATGCGCACGTAGTTGTTGTTCTTCAATAAAATAGTCAATATGGTTAGGCGTAACGTCATGCTCAACCCTACCAGTTACTTGTGAACGTGTTATAGACTGATCAATCGTACCGCCGCTACCTAGTATAGCTTCTAACTTACCCTCAACAACTTTAACAACAACAAATTTACCGTAATTTTCACGGGTGTAACTATTAAGAATATCTTCTGCCGTACGCTTGTTACCTTTGATAAGCTTTCTGCTATCTTCCACCATCTTGCGCAAAGATTCTATAATAGGCTTTACAGGTATGTCAACGATGTTCGCATATTTTTTACCTAACAAAATAGCCATAGTTACAATACAACCATTACCCGCAGTCCAGAAACGCTCATCTGGCGTGCCATTAAATTCTTTTTTGAGAGCCAATGTAGTATTTTCTAAAACTTTTTTAACTGTATCAATGTTAGTAACCATCCATCTAATTAGTTTATCGCCTGCTACGCCGTAGTTATTGCTTAAGCTTTTAACTAAATCAATTTCAGCATCGTTAAGTTGAATCTTAACAGTCATCTTCATTTCTAAAATACGTAAAAGTTCCGCTTGTGACGAGTGTTTTCTTGTGCCAGCTAGGTAGTCCGTGGCGTGCGTGTTGGATGAAAAAAGATCAATACTTTTCCATACGGTTGTATTTTCTCTTTCTTTGTTTGCGCCCGATTCCATACGATCTTTACCTTTACCCTGCGATTTATCCATCAAGTGTGCAGGTAGCCATTCGAAGTCATTACGGCTCTTAGTTGTTACTTCGTCTGTGATGATTGAGAAGTTACGCAGTATACCAGCACGTTGCTGAATCGCTACAGGAGACGTACTTTGACTTAGCTTGTATAGGTTGGGCGAACCAAAGAAACTACAGGCTAGCATTTGCGCTAAGCTTTTACCTGTGCCTGACTCTGAAGAACCCATATGGTATGTCATACCATTTATACCTGTTTGAAACTCCATCAGAAGCGACGCAGGACCAATCAAACCCATAGTAAGAATGTCGCTAAACTCACGGGCTACTAGCATATCAACAGCTTTCTTCCAAGCATCAAATGAACCTGTTGGTTTACAAGCGTTGTTAATATTAGCAAGTCCGGGCATAGGTACAAATACTATTTTGCCGTCGGGGTAATAAATGCGTGAATTGTAAACAAACGAACTATATCTAAGCGAACCGTCATCATTTATGCCATCTTCCTGCCAACCGTAACTTGCAGGTACTTTAACAGGTCTTTTGTTTGTACTAGCATATTCAACCGCCGCACGTACATAGTAAAACAGTTCTTTATCCAAGCCACCATAAGCGGCGATGACGTTTTGTGAAGCTAAAGTTTTTAATGTCTCATCTTTACTTATAATACTTTTCTGTTGCAACATTACATCAACAGGTCCTTCAGGGCGCATCGCCATCAAATGTGCGTAATGCTCACCATCGGTATACAAAATATCAACTACAAATAAATCATAGGACAGCAACATCATTGGCTTTTTAGTCTTGTTACCGTTCTCGTCCTCAACATCTTTGTCTATGTAAATACCGCCTTTTGCACCATAACTAAATCCTTTAGGCGGTATTGGTTTACTTATAAGTATTTGTTCAGGTACGTTTTCTTTACTTATAAGTATGTCTTTTGCTTCATTATCTACCTTAACATCTCTACCTAATGCTAATGGGTTGGTTATTTTGCCGTAGTGTGGGCATTTCTCGCATACATTTGGGTTTAAACTATCAAATTTTAAGCAAGGAGTTGGTCCTTTTGAATGATTCCATTTGTCAATAAGACGCTTTTCATCGTATGGATGCATGTCTCCTAACTTCTTTGCATACTCAAATCCATCTTCACAGCGTTTGGCAATAGAAATCCAAGCGTACCATAACGGCTCCATACCATCGTTTGCGGCGTATTCTTCGTAGTGTTTTAACTGCAAGCAAGGCTCGGTTGTCCGTTCGATATTCTTGAATAAAGTAATAGAATTTTCAATTAGCTTAACGCTGTTAGTTGTTGCGTCTGCTTTTGGTTTAGTGCCTGCTAAACTTATACTAGATTGAAGTAACTCATACGCTGAGCCGTTCATTTTCTCTCTAAGATTTTGTGCAACTGTTTTAAAATTAAACGTCTGCGGGTTTGACTCCACCATTATTTTTACTTTGCGTGGTTTGTCTTTTATCTTGTAGTTGTAGGTGTCGGGTACACGCAAGACCCTTGCCGCATCTGCTGTGACGTTTTGATCTATCTTAAATCCGTTTTTGGCACAAAGACGCTTGAGGTTTTCGGCTACTGGTTTCCAGTCTACTATATCAACTTCTTCCTCAAACGCCCAGTATACGTGTAGTCCGCCCCCACTAGATAAAATCCATGGCGTTCCTAACTCTGCTAAAGAAGTTTCAGACAAAAACTTATCCAATGCCGCCGCAGCTTCGGTCTTGTTAGGATAGTCCTTTCCTTCTCCACAGTCAATATCTAAGAACAAAGATTTAATCTTTAAAGCATTTGCCGCCGTACGTCTGCGCACGCCTTTATCGTCTACATCATTACCAAAAGTAGCTAGAGCATAGAAAGACTCATAACCCGAATGGCTAAATGACATCGCCGCATTATACGTCTCTTCAATCGTATCAACGAATACTCTGTTTTTTTCAACTGTACTAAATTCGCAAGCGCAATACGCACCTGAAGACGGAAGTACAGTCGCTAGGAAATCCTGCGACTTCATATGACTTCCCCTAGATTAGTTTACGTAATGAGAAAAACGCTTAATTAGTTCAAGTTGCATTGCCACCGGCATCTCACCGGAATGTACAAGTTCTTCCGCAAATCGTATTAATTCTCTGTCTGATAATGTTCGTGGTTCAATTATGTTTTTGTACATTGCGTAGTGCCTCGTCTGATGTTTTGCTTGATTGAAGAATCCTTAGTAGATTACTGACTTTTTCCCTGTATGCAGGTGTTACTTCAGTTCCACTAAACCAGTTATAGACCGTTTGTCTAGTTGCCCCAGTATATTGTGCTATCTTAATTACTGGAAAATCAAGGTGAATAGCCCATCGCCCTAGTTGATTACCTAGTGACTTTGGTGCTTTAGCCGTTGTTTCTTTAATTATATTTGAATATGCCATGCTGTTTCCATTTTTAGGGGGCTTCTGCCCCCATTAATTTACTCGTCGTCTGCGTCCCAATTATCTACTACTGAAGCTAAGCTACTAGCTTTCTTGGGTACTGCCGTTGGTTTTGCCTTAGTTTCTTTACGTACTTCAGGCTCATCCACTTCTTCCACTTCTTCAACGATCGGTGTTGCTTTTTTATGTTCTAACACAGGTGGTTTTACATTATCCGCTTGTGAAACAGTCATTGTAACAGCACGCTTGGCATCTTCGGTCTGTCCTTTTTCAATAGCTGATGTATACTCATCATCTTCTAACCAACGAACTGGCATAAAGAATAGCTTAGGTACTGCGGCTTTTGTATCAAATTTAAGACGTGTAACAACCATCTCAGGATTAATATTTTGAGCCGCTAGGAATCTAGCATACGCTTGTAATGGGCGACGTGCTTCGCCTTCGTCTTTACCGAAAATAGATGTAGCCGCTAGAGTTAACTGCATAACATCTCCCTCTAAGTCATTAGCTAAAACTACTGCTAAACGCTGAGAGAAACGGCAAGCACGTGATTCGCCCTGACCTGAACCTTTAATATTTTGTGGGCAGGTTGCGCATGATTTAGCTTGTGGTTCGGCTACGCTTGCATCAGGTAAGTCACCATCTGCTGACCAACAATCAGGTCCTTTTGCTTCACCTTCAATATACTGCCCTGCATAAAACGTACGGCTAACTTTAGGTGCGGCGTTAACAATTACAACATCAAGGTGGCGATCATCTATAGATGCCACTTCTTTACCGCCTGACAACAAACGGAATACACCGCCTTTTGTCGAGATACGTTTCATGCTTGTGCCGCCTGTACCGCCACCTGCAAGTGCTTTTGCGATTGAGGATAATTCAGCTTTCTTAACAAATGCTGGAACTTTAGTAGGATTAAAAGTAGTAATATTACTCATGTTGTTGCTTGTCCTTATTTAGAGGTTGGTTTACGAACTGATACTGTATATTCTGTCATGCTATTAAGACCTGCCGGCACGACTCCGGGGTTTTCATCCAAAAATGCAACCATATTAGTCTGATGAATACGTTTCTCAAACAGGTCAAGGGCATCGTTCTCAAGCACAAAGCTTTTAAATGAATCCCAATCTTCTGTGTAATAGCGTACCTTTTGAGCCAATATGATTGTCCCCTCGGATGTTTTGATTGACGAACTACCCAACGCAAGCATTTGGTCTTTCATCGCACTCTGTATCTCAGACTGCTGAGCCTTTAACTCCTCAACCTGAGTCTCGTATTCTTTAGTTAATACCTGTATCTTGTCACGGATTTTACGATAAACACGAGCGAGTTTATCTAAAGGTATTGTTTCTTCTGTTGTCATTTACTTCTCCTTTGTCAAATAATTTACAACAATAATGGCAATTATGCAATATAAAATGTGGTTTCTTAAAAAATTTAAATTAACTTATGGTGCTACTTAATAATATCTTCGTATAACTTTAATAACATGCCGTGGTCTTCTACACGAGACTCTAATCGTTTAAACATCTTACGCTCGATTTCACTACCTTGCAAGTGTATAACAGTTACTTTGTTGCTATTCTGTCCAATACGATCTGTACGTGCTATACATTGTACATAAGTTTCAACAGACATAACAGGTCCAAAAAATATAACTGTATCCGCCGCAGTTAATGTGACACCATGTGACGCGGCTTGAGGTTGTATGACTAGTATGCGCGGGACTGGCGTTTCCTGAAACTTTTTAAATATGGCAGTTCGTTTAGACACACTTACGTCACCATGAATCGCTTCACACTCAATGCCGTGTTTATTTAAATGTGTTTGTATAGCTTCAATGTTATGCCTAAAGTTAGCAAACACAATAACTTTTCTTGATGTTTCATGTAGTACTTCTAACAACACATTTAATCGTGGCGCACAATCAAACTCTACAACTTCTTGCCCATCGGTATATGCCGCACCTGATGATATTTGTAACAACTTATTAACGCTAGCCGCCGCATTAACCGCAGTAATTGTTTCTCCTGCCGCAGTAACAAGCATTTGATCTTTTAGTATGCGATAGTATTTGACCTGCTGAGGTGTTAGAGGTATATCACGTGTCTCTGTAAGAACTGGCGGTAAGTCAAGACATTCTTCTTTGGTATAACGTATCGCAGGCTGTAACACTTTAAACACTTCTTCGCTTGCGCCTTGCTTCGGTATCCATTTAAACATCGTAATCTTCTGCATGACTTTATCACGCCATGCCGTTGCAAACTTAGGTACTGCATTTGGGTTAACAAGTTTAGCTAAACCATACGCATCTAGAGGTGACTGCGATGCAGGCGTTCCGGTCATCATCCACAACATAGTCTCAGGTTTAAGAATACGATTTAGTGTCTTCCATCTTTTTGTAGCTACGTTTTTATATGCGTTCGCTTCATCAACAATAACTAAATCAAATCTACCATCGTTAATTATTTCATCGGCAATTAAGTTTAGACCATCATAGTTAACAATAACAAACTCATAATCGCCTTGAATCATCTCAATACGTTTAGCCGCCTGATGATGGTGTGCCACAATAGCACTACGATGTATAACACTCTTACCTATACCATTCATCCAAGCATCATGCATAATCGACAGAGGACATAGCACAAGACATCTACGTATCTTTTTTAACTCCATTAAATAATCAGCCGCCCACAGAGCAGACATAGTTTTACCAGTTCCGGGGTCGTTAAAAACAAAAGCACGACGATTTAAAGTTAAAAATGATGCAGTATCAACCTGATGCGCAAACGGCTTGTGCATACCATGAAAGCGATAGCGTGCAGTAATCGGTGACTGAATATTTTTAACTCCTAAGTTACGTAGTACTCTTGCTTCATC